TCTATATAATAAACTTAGGCTGTTGCCTGGCAGCGGTGTTTCTTCAACAATAGCGTTATTTTCAATTTTTGCACTTGTTACTTCAAAGTTAAGACTTCTGCCGTCAATTGTTTTTGAAAATCCATAAACAGGAACACTTCTTTTGCTAGAGTTAATTTTATATGTACTAGTATCAATTGTGCCAACTTTTTCACTTTGTATTGGAGAACCAATTGGATTACGTTTAGTAAGTGCAGCATTAAGAATTTTTGTCATTTGCTCAAACCAATCTGGGTTTGAGCTGTCATTCCATTCTACAGTAACATTCTGTAGGTTAGTGCCGTTGTTATCAAAAACAGGTTCAGTTGTGGTAACTGTTGATATACGAAGTAACCCGTTTGCTGCTTTGTTACGCTTTGGGTTATAAGAAAGCATTCTAGCAATACGCAACACACTTTCGCGGCGTTCTGCTAGTTCTAAAAAGTTTTCTCTTGCGTTAAGGTCAATACGGTAAGAAAGGTTTTGACCTAAGAAAGCAATAAGGTCAATTAGTGCAAGGTACTCTGAGCTTTCAATATAGTCGTTAAAATCTTCTGCGTAATTGTTACGCAAATATGTAATCATAGCCCTACGTAGATTATCAAAATCGTAGGACTTAAAGTCTGCATTTTGGTAGCTTTGATAGATTCTTTTCCAATCCTCTGCTACCAGTAATCTGTTTTGTCTATTGGTTGTTGACATGTGCTTTCTTACCTTAACTTAGTTATAATGTATTTATTTGTTTGGATTATCTACGCACTTAATCTAGTAAGCCGTTTGCTTCATCAAACTTAAATACCAACTGTTCTGATATGTTATAAGGTAAGTATGACAGTTCACATTCTATGATTATTCCTGATTCATACTCATCTACTATGATTCTATCAACTTGAATCCTAGGATCGTAGTTAACAATTTCTGTTATGTTGTCAGCAATAGCTTGTTTTAGATTATCGGTAAGAGGTTCAAACAATAAATCCCATATAATGCAGCCAAACTCAGGATTTTCTAGCTTTTCTCCTTGTCTAATATGCATATGATTAATAAGATCTTGCTTAATAAGTTCAAGATCATAAACCGCAGAATTACCCGCAGTTCTTGCTACCGTAGATAATCCACGGTATGCTCTGCTTGTAATAGGAGGATTAGCCCTTTTTGGAGTTGTAACTACAACGTCTTTATATAGTTTTTGATCTGCCATAACGTATTTATTCCCTATTAACTAGCCTTAAATGGATCATCAATTGTTGGGAACTCTGGTGGTTCTTCTGGGAATCGTGTTTCGTCTAGATTCTCAATTTCACTTTCTCTAGTGTTACCTTCAATGTTTTCATTTGGTTCACCATCACCTGGTATTGCTACTGTAGCATCAGGTTTTACTGCTTCTGGGTCTAAATGTTCATGACCAAACCAAGGTTCATGTAACGGAACACGCACAGGTTTGTTTGCAGAACTTGCTTGTGCTGCTGTTGCTGCGGATGCTGCTGTAGGACCGTTCATGTGTATTTCGCCAGCAGTTTCATAGTGGCCGGCACTGTTGATATTTGTTTTGCCAGTTGCAGTAAACATAGAATCAGCATCGCTGTGAAGATTCATGTTTGCACCTGTTGTTAGCATAGTATCGCCATAACTATAAGTGTTAAGTGTTCCTTGTACAGTAATTAAACCGTCTGCTTCTGCTTTAAGACTAACATTAGCACTTGCTTGACCTTGTATATTGTTTGCTGCTACAAGGTTAATATCATTACCTGCTTCAAGGTTAATATCTCTACCTGCTTTAAAGTTAAAATCATTTTCTGTGTGAATACTAACACTGTCTTGTGCATAGATATCAATCTTACCGTTGGATGTCATTTCAATCCAACTAGTGCCTCTAGCATTGCCAATGTAAATTAAATCTTCTGAGTTGTGTAATAATATTTGATGTCCTGTTCTAGTACGAATTCTAAACAATTCATTTGCAGGAATATTTGTTTTATTGTCACTAGCATATTCTGGCTTACCTTCACTTGCAGGTTTTTTCCTACGCATAGTTTCGTCGCCATCGTCCATTACAATACTGGTGCCGCCCATTCTAACATGTGGACGCATAACATTGTCTTCAATAGTTCCATACTTTGCTTTAGGACCGTCAATATCAAGTGGGCCTGGCGAGCTTATTCCAAATACCATACTAGGTATATCACGTCTCGCACTAGAACTTGTTGTTCCTCTAACCCAATCGTCTAGTAGACCTTGTTCTTTTAAAAATGCTGCTTGGTGCGGATGATATGGACGTTTAATTGCTGTAGGATTACTGTTTGCTTTATTATCTTCTAATAGTGTATTAATCTCTCCCGTAGGCAAACGTTTTCCAGTAATGTCTCCTGGCTCATCATCTTTCCATCGAACATCTGTAGCAGGAGCAACACCCGGAACTTGCATGTTAATATATTCGTCTTGTATGCAGCCTATCCAGTAACATTCTTTTGTTGTTCCTTCAAGAAATATAACTATTACTGTAGTTCCAACATCAGGTGGCACCATCCAAAAGCCATATGCTTGTTGTGTACTATTAAAATCTTTATTATCTTTTAAAACTTGTTTACCAGTTGTTCCGTAAAAAGGGCTCAAATACCTTGCAGTTATTGTTTGTGTTTCTTCTCCTTGGGTGTCATTACTTTCTGTATCTTTTAAAATACTAACTTGTAAAGATCCCATTCTGCCGCCGTCAAGATGTTTTACAACTTTTGCTTTAAAAGGGCCTGCATTTGATTTTTGTTGTATACTATCTGCTGATCTAGTTTGTGTTGCCATATTATGTTCCGCCTACCGCTGTTGTGGGATCTAAATCAGGGTTTGTACCTTCGCTACGTTCTGTCAGCATAGTATTGCTTCCGCCGCCGCCTGGTCCTGATGTTAGGCTAACTTCTTGATTTCTTCTTCGAACAACATGCAGTTCTGTTTTAAATTCGCCTTGTTCAAATAAATGTCTTGTAGTTACGACTTGATAAAGGCCGCTGAAAGGAGCAACAGGAACTGTATCAGACAACATTTCTATGTAGCCGCCTGGACCGCCATAGTCTAACGGTGTTCTAAAATTAACTACAATGTCAATTTCACTTCTTTGATAATCCATTGTACCGTCTGCTGTAACCGTAGAAGTTGATCCTAGGTCTGCTGTGTAATTTCCAAAACCAGTGTCAGATAAAAAATACGGATCTCCTAGTATTGTCATGTCTAGCTCTACCATGTCGGCTGCACCGTCAATAATAGCATTGTGGAACATCCTTGCATTTCGAACAGCTGGAGTTTCAGGTCCTCCGCCAACTGGCGGCCTGCTATGTGTAACTTGAGGCTGTATGGTTGATGAACCTGCATTAGCTTGGGTGTTTGGTGCTCCGCCAGCAGTTTGTTGGTTGTTATCAATATCAGTCTCTGTATTCATTGTACCAGAAGGTCCGGAAGGACTATTGCCCATATCTGCTTGCACTGTTGTTACAAAAGCCATATTAAATTCTATATTAAAATCTAATATATCCTTGTTTTTACCTGTATAGATATAATCATAAACTTTAGTTACGTTTGGTGCAATTTGATTGTAGCCTTGACCTTGAGCTGTTGGTGGTTGAAACTTGCTTGTGTGAACTTTTGTTGGTAAAACTCTAAAAACATATACTTTGCTTATGCCGCCACGTGCAGTGTCAGATGCTGATCCTACTAAAAATACCTGCGGGTCAATAGTAAACCAATCTACCATACCTTGGCTGTCTACACGGTCTGCAAATTTTTGACCCCATTCTGACGAAATAAGAATTTCTTCAATAATTTTTGTTATTTTTGTGCCTGCTGGAAATGAATATGTGCGTCTGTCTGCAGAAATTGTGATATTATTTCTCTTAAATGTATCTGACTCGTCGTCATATGTTTCTGTAACATTAGCAAACGGTGAGTTTCCAGCACTATTAAATGTAGTGCCCATCTTTGAACTTCCTATTTCACTAAGACTACCAGGATCTTGTACTAAACTGTTTGTTTCTCCTTCACGACTTGCTTGTACGCCGCCAATAGTAAACGCATCTGCTGCTGCATTTGCTTCTGCAATTCTTGCATCACCTTCTGATCGTCTACGTCGAACTTCTCCTGCTGATTGAAAAGAAGGACCGCGGCCTCCGCCGCCACGACCAAATGCACTTGATAACACAGAACTTACTTGAGTTCCTAAACTTTGCACTGTGTTTACTACACTAATTGCTGCATTAGCAATTTCAGTTGCATTTTGTAGTTCTTGTTGTACATTTCGAAGTGCAGGAGCGTCTACATCCCAAGCAGCTAGGCCGCCACGAACTTGTCCAACTGCATTTGCTGTAGTGTTTGCTGCGGCAGACAATGTTCCTAATAATTCTGTAGGACTTGCCGTAGCACCAGCTGAGCCAGCTGCTTCTTGTGCTGATGAACCTAAGCCTGTTGCGGCAGCGGCACTTATTTCTTTAGGAAAAACAATAAAAATTTCTTCTTTAGGAGCATTAGGATTCTGTTGAACCCTAGTGTTAAAAAATTTGTTTACAACTCCAGTTAAGCTATTGTCACCTTTTTGTAGCATTTCTTGTACTGTGTGTTCGCCATCTTCTGGTGTAGTAATTGTAACTGTACTATTAACTTTATTGACAGTGTCTGACATTGAAACGTGATTATAAGGATATGCTCTAACACTGTACACTGTGCCTGCTTCACTAACACGCATTTTTGCTTCGTATAATTTTATAGGAATATATCTTTTTGCAACAGGAAAACTTTTTGTTTGATCGTCATCTGTATGTCCAACAAATTCTATTGATAGCATAAACGGTGCTTCAAGATAGTTGCCGTAGCCTAGTCGATTTGCTGCATTTTGTAAACTCTGTAAAAATAATCCCATTGACAGAGGTTCAGTAACATCAAACTGAACACCCGTTGCATTTGTTGTTCCTGTTAATGCTGTGTTAGCCATATGAGTATTAATTTCTACATTGTCTATAAAATACTCAACTTTGCCTTTGGATTCCCACTGTGTGGTTACTTTAGGTTCGGCTCCGCCGCCGCTGCGGCAAATAACTTGACTAGGACGTCTGCTTCGATAACCGCCTATAGGATCATTAAAATCATTCGGGGCTAAACAACTTAGTTCAAAAATACAATTAAAACTTCTAAATTGATGTAGTACGTTTGGTTGTGCCCCTGGAAAAATATTAGCAGAATTTAATACTGCGGACAATGCACTACCATTAAAAAGGTCGCCGCTAAGTAATGCTTTAGCATCAGTAACTATTGCTCTAGTTGTGTTTGCAATATTTTCGCTTAAAGAACGGATTTCACGAACAGTATTAACTGTGTTATTCCAAGTTCTTTCAACTTGCTCTACTGTTTGAAGAGCATCATCTACTCTGTTGATGCCTTCAAGCAACCTATCAGTGGTAGGTCTTGCCATATATTAAACTCCTAGTACTCTTAATAAGTTATCTTTTTTAGGAAGAAAAATTTGTGTTCCTGGAACAAAATCATATATTGGATCTTGTATGACATTCATATTTCTTTGTGTAAATACCCACCAAAGTTTTGGAGTACCGTAAATATCATATGCAAGTAAATCTGGTCTGTAAATATACTGTGGTTCTATTTCATAGAGAACATCATCTGCTTCTGCAGGTACAGGCCTAATTTGAAAATGACTTAGTGTACTATTTGTAGTATACTTTGTAGTATTCCATGGACTTGATTTTTTATATTCAGCCATTAGATATATCCTTTACCGCTTACTAGGTCGCCATTAACAAACTGTCGTAAGCTAAATCTCTCTTGTTCTCGTCTGCTGTAGCTTGGTAGTAGTGTAATACTAACTAAACTTTGTACTGGAACATGAACTGTTCCGTTGCTAGAAGAAGGAATTGATCCTCCTGCAATATTTTCAATAGTGTTTAGTGCTTGATTTAACGATGACGAAGCACCGCCCGGATTGACTGCAATGTAATCTGTGTCAGGAGATAAGTCAACTGTAAAGTTTTGTACAACTACAGGAACGTTGTTAAACACATAATCTCCGTACCCACTAAAACGAAGTACAGGCGGTGGAGAACCTTGTATATCTCCGTTGCCAGACCCGTAAGCCATTTTTGTTACACTTCTTAAATAGTGTAGTACACCAAGCCAATATTTGCCTTCTTCTTCAGTTTCATTAAAGAACTGAGCTGCAACTGTAATTTGATCTACTGTGCTATTTCTGTAGGCTTGTATTGCATAATTAGTATGTGTAGGTGCTATTGCATTATAATTTGCTGAATGTACAATGTTAACTGTAGGAGTATAAGGGAAAACAAGTCCGCCTGTTTTTCTCAACGGTGCAAGCAAAGAACTGCTTGAAAAAGTTGAGTGTCCGGGCATAGAAAGTCTAACACGCCAGTCGCCACTACTTGGAAAATTGGCTTCAGATACAGAACCACTTGTTCCACCGTTAAGAAGATTTACTAATGATCTGCTTGTTCTTAAAATCCGTCCAACGTTTCCAGACTGTATGTCTGATGCTAACTGTTGTGTGGTTCTAAGACCGGTGCTAACTGTTGACGCGGTTTGTTGAACTGTGTTGAGTACTTTTCTAAATGACATAATTTGTTGTCTCCTATACATTATTTAGTTGACTTTATTAACAGAGTATATTATAATAGTAAACAAATAACAGGAGCCGGTATGAAAAGAGTAAACTACCTCAACAACAAAGACATTCTGTCAGAGATACATAGATCAAAAAATACATTTTGTTCGTATGTTGACCCAGAATACAATCAATATGATATTATTTTACCAAGTTTAGACAAAATTAACATTAGAACAATCGCAGAAGCAAAACGCAACAAAGCAAAAAGACTAAGTCAAGCCGCTTATGAAGCACGTAAAGCAGCCGGAGAACGTGTTAAACAAGCAGAATGTGAAGTTGATTATAAGAAAATTACCAAAGAAGAGCTGATTTTCCGTATTATGACTTTTGATCACATACCTGACGAGCCGGGACGTAAAAAGAACCCAAAAACCGATGCAGATCGAAAGGTTAAACTTAACTTTCCACCTTTCCAGCATTACAAGTTCAATGACACTAGTGAGCTTGTTTGTGTAGGCAAAAGCCATTGGGAGGGCGGAATGGAAAACGGAGCATTTAATCATAAACACGGCAAAGCAACTAATAAACTTGCTATGATGTGGATGAAACTGTGTGATCGCTATGCTACCCGTGGTAATGTACGTGGATACACTTATAATGATGAAATGCGTGGTCAGGCTATACTACAACTTGCACAAATAGGACTGCAATTTGATGAATCTAAATCCAATAACCCCTTTGCTTATTATACCGCTGCTGTTACTAATAGCTTTGTTCGTGTTATTAACATAGAAAAACGAAACCAAAATATACGTGATGACATACTAGAACAGAATGGAATGAATCCTAGCTTTACTAGAACTGGTAATGCAGAATGGGAATCACAAATGGCAAGATTGAACGAAAATAAATCTGAATAACGGTTGACTTTAAATGTTAATCAATGTATAGTATTAAAAACTACAGGAGAAGTACGACTTGTTTAAGAAAGCAGCGGTATTTACAGATATCCATTTTGGACTAAAAGGCAATAGCAAAACACACAATGACGACTGCGAAGCATTCGTAGATTGGTTTATAGAGCAAGCAAAAGCCAACGGTTGTGAAACTGGTATATTCTGTGGCGATTGGCATCACAATCGAAACAGTCTTAACCTTACAACTATGGATGCAACCATACGTTCAATGGAAAAGTTAGGTTCTGCATTTGAGAAGTTTTACTTCTTTGATGGTAACCACGACTTGTACTACAAAGACAAGCGTGATGTTAACTCAACAGCGTTTGCAAAATACATACCAGGTATTACGTTTGTAGACAAAGTTTACGAAGAAGACGATGTAGTACTTGTACCTTGGCTTGTAGGTGATGAATGGAAGAACATTGAAAAACTCAAAGCCAAGTATATGTTTGGTCACTTTGAACTTCCAAGTTTCTATATGAATGCAATGGTGCAGATGCCAGATCATGGTGATCTACGTGCAGAGCATTTTAAAAATCAAGAATATGTGTTTTCAGGACACTTCCACAAACGTCAAAAGCAAGGCAAGATACATTACATTGGCAATGCTTTCCCGCACAACTATGCAGATGCTTGGGATGACGAGCGTGGCATGATGATACTTGATAGAGAAAACAGCAAAGAACCAGAGTATATTAATTGGCCAGATTGTCCTAAGTATCGTACAGTTAAACTTAGTGAACTATTAGATCCAAATCAAAAGATTCTTAAGAGTAAAATGTATCTTCGTGTAACTATTGATCTTCCTCTATCTTATGAAGAAGCTAGTTTTATTAAAGAAACATTTATAAATGAGTATGATTGTAGAGAAATTACTCTTATTCCGCAAAAACAAGTAGAAGAAATAACAACAGAACTTGACATTGCACAGTTTGAAAGTGTTGATCAAATTGTTGCGGGAGAAA